TTCAAACTGACCACCGTAACCGATGAAGGGGGCTTTGGGTGCCAAGGCCAACATTTCAGCTTCTTGGCTGACCCAGTAGTTGTACATGCGCTGGGCATCTTTGGCGTTGCGCACCAAGCCCGACACGTACAAACGGCCGTCAACTTCAAATTCGTTGCCTACAATGCGAATTACGGGAATGTATTTGCCCGCCCACTCGCGCTCTTCAAGGATTTCGTACCCATTGATTTTGCAGTATTTAACTTTTGGACGGTCAGACTCACGCGACTTTTTAGGCTTGCCGTAGATTGCCCGCAGTTGCTTGTCCTCTGGCGTACCCTCAAACGCCGTGGCGTTGCCGGGGTACAGGTTCAGCGTCGTGCGGTCGTAGTCAATGTAGTAGTAATCCGCAATGCGGATCGTGTCTTCATTGAGCCAGTTGCTGATCGACTGATCGCCCACGCCCAAAGATTGCAAAGTTGTAATGGGCGACGCATCAGGATACATCCGCTCAAACTCAGCTTTGGTCACGTCTTCCGTGACAAAGCACCATTTAGCATCCGCGCCGGTCGGGTCTTGGATGGTTGGGTCCATATAGACCGAAAAGGAATTGCGCACGCGGCCAATCTTGATGTCTTGATCAAAGGTGTTGTCGTCGCAATACTCAGTCAACAGGCGAAGATAACCTTCGCCGTAAGAAACTTGGTTTTCGCAGGCAGTGTCGTACGCCACATCAGCGTCGCTTATGTACTCAATGTGCCGAATCATGCCGTTGAAGATGTCGGCCACTTCCACGTCGGCGTTGTCGTCCACCGGGATGACCTTAGCGCCGGGGCGGTTCTGGCGCTGGTCGTTGGTGACTTGGCGCACATGCTGGGGCAGCTTGTTGATCGTCAGACACGGGCGGGCGTTGATCGTTTGCCCTTGCACCGCACCACGGGTGGCCAGCACATCGGCGGGCCACTGCCAATGGTTGTCGGGCGAGCCGGCGTAAAAGCGCAGGTCGTCGATCTCATCTTCGCGGCTCTCGGCAAGCGCGGACACCGCCAGATCAAGCCTGGCACGGGCTGTGGCCAAGATGTCAGACGCGCTCTTCTTTGGTTTACCGCCTTCGGCCACTGCGCCAGCAGCCGCAATGCCTGTGTAATCTGCCATTATTTTTTCTTCTTTGTTGCTTCGCGTTTAACCGCATACGCGATTGCCACGGCCTGCTTGACGGGCTTGCCCGCTTTCACTTCGGCCTTGATGTTTTTGCGGAATGCTTCGGGAGTTTTTGATTTAACGAGTGGCATGTTACTTCTTCTTAGCCGTCTTGGCCGAATCTTTGAAATCCTTGGCCGTCGGCGCTGCTTTGCTGCCAACTTTGTTCATTTTCTCGCCAGAGCCCGCTTTGATACGTGCCTGCTTGGCGTGAATGTTTGCGTAAAGTCCAGGTTTCATGCGCCCATCCATCCTGTAGATATTGCGCTACCGTAGCTTCTAGCGGTGCGCTTGGGTTCGACATACTCACGATGTGCCACTGGAAAGGCAAACGTGACGCAAATAGCGTCAGCAGCGTCGGGTGAGGCAAGACCGCGAGCTTTCATTTCTTTTTTGCTTTCCAAGAAGATTGTTCCCCGTGAGTCAGGCTTCATCATAGGCGAAATCAAGTCCGTCTTCAAGAACCTGTCGCTAGGGATACTAGCAGATTTCAGCCATTCTCGCATATCCCCCCACATCTGCGCGCGCATATTACCGTACATGATCGGATTTTTAGACTTATTTCCAAAGTTTATGCCCTTGACCTTGTACCGCTGCTCTTTTAATCGATCGACAATACCCGCACCTAGCCCGCCTTCGTCGATCACAACCAGCGCTGGCTTAAATTCCTCAATCGCCTCGATCACATACCCCACCACCGTCATGGTGTCGTCGCCCCGGTGGCGCATAATCTTGACAATATCCCGTCCTTGCCTGACCGCGATCACTGTGGCGTCCGCTCCGAACCGCGCCGGGTCTACGCCAATCACAATTGGCGCGCTGGCGTCCTTGTACTTGGGCCGGGCCATGGCGTCGTCTACCACGTTGGACGAAATAAACTGGTCATCGCCCGCACTTGGGAACATGCCGTAGACCTCAACGTGCGCTTGACTACTGTCAGGCCCATATTCGTCAATAATTCGGTTGTAAACCGCCTTGTCGGTGCCTTCGACCGTCCTGGCGTCTACGATTTGGGTGCGCCAAAAGGCACGTTTGGAGTTAAAAGCCTCGTAAAAGTACCCGGTGTTGCGCCGTGGGTTGGAAAACGCCAACCAAAAGCGGTTTGGCGTGTTTTCCGTGAAAAACCCGCCGGTCACCGCCCAGATGGAGTCGTCAATACCTGACGCCTCGTCAAAAACCACCAGCACGCCATCAAAGTTGTGCACGCCAGCGTAGGCGTCAGGGTTTTCGGCCGACCACAAGCGTCCCTCCACGCCCCAGTACCGGGTGCCCTTCTTTAAATCCCGCTCGACCAGCTCAGTTAGCCACTTGGCCGGCATGACGCGGGTGGCTGACACTTCAAACCAGTGTGAGTTGATGGCCATGGCCAGCCATTTGGTGATTTCGGCCCAGGTGATTGACCGTAGCTGTGACTCACTGTTGGCCGATATAATGGTCGTCGAGCCAATCCGCGTGGCCAGCATCCAGATCGTAATCCATGAGACCAGCGCCGACTTGCCAATACCCCGGCCAGACGAAATGGCTTCTTGCAACACATCAAAGTCAGTCTTGCCCTGATTCAGCTTGATGTGTTCGGCAATGTCCAGCAACACCTCGCGCTGCCATTTACGCGGGCCTTGGAAGTTTTCCAGCGGCGTACCCTTGACGCCCCATGGAAAAGCAAACATCACAAACGCCAGCGGGTTGTCCTTGATCGCCGGGATCCACAGCCGGGCCATCAGCTCTTGTTCGTCTTCAGCGCTGTACTTGGTGCTCTGCATGCGTGGGTAACTCTAGTTTGGGGCTGGGCGCGTGGGCAATGACGTCAATGACCCTGGATTCAGCATCGCGCAGCGCCTGGGTGACTGAAATGCGCTGATCAACATCAATAGTGATAGATTGCTTGGCCACCCAGCCATGGACGTTTTGCAAGATGGCCAACGCCGCCTTGGAGTCGCCCTCTCGCGCCGCCTTGTGCAAGCACTGGGACATTTCCATTTCAGCGTCTGCCTTGCCTTTTTGCGCGGCCATCTCCGCGATGGGGTCAAGCTGCACCAGTTGCCGGTATTCGGAAGGCAGCATGCCTGACGCCAACGCCAACGAGTCGCCTTTCAACCCCAACTTGGCGGCTTCGTAGATGCGGTGCAAACGCGCCTCAGTCGCTTCGACCTTGCGCGGTGCAAAAGGTAGGCTTTCAAACATGTGCCGAATATACCAAAAATAAATTTAAAAATTTGTGGGTCGTGTGGGCAATGTGGGCTATTAAAAATTTTAAAAAATTTTGTTCACGGCCCCTCCGCTTCCGTGGCCCTTGGCCGTCGGTCCTCCCCACCCCCCTCCAAGCCAAAAGCAATCGGCCACCGGGCACGCGGCCACCAACCTTACAGAACCTTACATTGTAGTACTTTAGTGGGGGGCAATGTGGGCATTGCTAACATTGCCTACATGGTGCGGGCTTGGGGCTTTTGCCATGCACCATGCACGTTTGAGCGTCAAAATGTAGGCAAGTCGGATTGCTTACACTTTTTCCCTTTTAAATCATAGGCTTAGGCTAAAAAACCGGTTTTGTAGGTAATCTTTTTGGGAATTTCAGTCGCAGCCAAAACGGTGGGGCTGACGGCTGAAAGCGTCCCCATATCACCCAACCTTACACCCCTAAAGAATTTTTTTGAATGTTAGAAAACCATTGCTTACATTACCTACAAACCCAGGTTTTCACTCTCAAAATATGTAAGCAATCGGGGCATATTTTCATTGCTTACACGTTGCCCACCATTACCTACAATTGTAAGTCATTCGCTTACATAGGGTTTTGGAGGGGTCTTGTAAATCAATCACTTACAGCGACTGGCACGAATCTTCCATGCTATATATATGAGAGCACCGCAAAACTTAACTAACCGAAAGGCAAACCAAAATGAAGCAATACACATATTCAATCATCCATAAGATTCTAGACAGGTCTAACACTGTCAGGGCGACTGCTGCGACCCCTGAGATAGCAAGGGCGCAGATTGTCTTGATGTATGGCAATCAAAACACTGTGGCCGAGCTATTCTGCGACATTGATCCACCCCATCGGATATTGGGTGAGATTGACTGCTCAGACTTTCCCGACACCGATATGGCGTGGCTTATGAACGAAGCGGCGCAGATCGAAGGGGTGACAGCATGAAAGACATACTCGCTGCCCTCACAATCGCTGCCGCGCTGACTTTCTGCGCTTTGGCTTACTTTGACGTTTTGGTTAAATAAGGACACACACCATGAGAACAGATTTTAAAGTTTACAAACGCAAAATTCACGTTTACGCCAAGGGCGCGCCAAAATCAGCGCCACACCTTAAATACTTTTACGCTTGGTCTACAAATGCCTATAAAACCTGCAAGGATGCGGTTTTGGCCGCAGAGGCACTTTATCCAAACCAAGAATTTACCGCAAATTTTGCTAAAGATTAATTGACAGCGCAACTGATAGCCCATGCCGTGGGCTATCGGGTGACTTGTCACCATTCAATCAACTTCATTGGAGTACACGATATGAACCGCGTAACTGATAAA